TGGTTCACGCTTCCAGATAGACGGCGGAGAAGTCAGAATCCTGAATGATGATGAAATTCTATCAACCATTCTGGACCCGGAAGATATACATCAATTAAACTAAGGAGATAAAAATGGCCGAGAATAACGAAGTCGAATTAGACGTCGGTGATGCGGAAGCTGTAGACATAGAGGTGACGGAGGATATTCGTGAAGATGACGATAGTTCCGAAGGCTCTGAAGACCAGTTTTCCAAAGCTGAAACGTCAACCCAGAAGCGCATTAGTCGTCTGACTAAAAAGATGCGTGAAGCAGAACGTCGTGAGCAAGAAGCAATTAAGTATGCTCAAGCTGTTCAGGGTGAATCCAATAACCTCAAACAACGTATGACCAGTTTAGATACTAACTACGTTGCAGAGTATACCAACCGAGTTAACACTCAAATATCCCAAGCGGAAGCTAATCTAACTCGCGCAATTGAGTTAGGTGACAGTCAAGCAACGGTTGAAGCTCAACGAACACTTACCAGTTTAGCTATTCAACAAGACCGTGCTAATCAGGCAAAGATGCAGTCGCAGCGACAGCAACAACAAGCCGCCGCAGCTCAACAGCACCAAGCCCGTCAGCCTATGCCCGCACAGCAGCCTAAAAGACCCGACCCTAAAGCAGAGTCGTGGGCTATGCGAAACAGTTGGTTTGGCTCAGACGAAGCAATGACGTATGCTGCGTTTGGTATACACAAAAAGCTAGTCGAAGACGAAGGGTTTGACCCCAACGGAGAAGACTACTATACTGAACTTGATCGCCGTATTTCTGACAAGTTTGGAAACGGCTCAAACGGCACCAATAGACGACCCGCTCAGACAGTCATTGGCGCTTCAAGAACACCATCTGGGCGCAGTAGTGGGAGAAAGGTCCGACTCACCCCGAGCCAAGTCGCAATTGCGAAAAAATTGGGTGTGCCGCTTGAAGAATATGCGAAATACGTGAAGGAGTAAAAGAAAATGACTGAACAAAATGACCAAGAAAAAGGTAGTTCGGCTATGAACCGTACTTCTCGCGCTAACCAAACTCGGGAGAAACAGGCTGTTCGTAAGCCATGGGCTCCCCCGTCTATGCTAGATGCACCACCTGCCCCTGATGGCTTTAAACATCGTTGGATTCGCGCCGAAACGCGTGGCTTCGATGATACAAAGAACATCAGTGCCAAATTAAGGGAAGGTTATGAACTGGTCCGTAAGGACGAGTATCCTGACTTTGAAAGCCCTACTGTTGAAACAGGTAAATATCAAGGTGTGTTTGGAGTTGGCGGATTGCTACTCGCTCGGATTCCGGACGAAACTGTAACTGAAAGGACTAACTACTTCGCAGGTCGAAGTAAAGACCAGATGGATGCAGTGGATCACGACATGATGAGAGAGAATGCACATTCATCGATGACGATCAATAAACCCGACCGTCAATCTCGTGTAACTTTCGGTGGCCCCAACAAATGAAATGGGCTACCCCTTTAGGAGAGAACTAAAATGGCTAATACAAATACTGCCTATGGTCTCCGTCCTATCGGGCTTGTTGGAAGCGGTGTAAATTCTACTGGTGTAACTCAGTATGAAATCGCCTCTAACAATACCAATGTGATCTACCAATATGGTCTTTGCGTTCCGCTTGCTGCGGGCGTTATTGACTATGCTGGTGCCACAAGTGGGGGAACTACCCCCGCACTTGGTGTCCTGATGGGTGTGGAGTATGTAGATTCGGTTTCTAAGAAACCAATCTGGATCAGCTACTGGCCCGGTTCCGGCTCTGTAAGCGTGGATACGAACTATCCTGTTAAAGCTTTCGTCGCCGACAACCCTAACCAGTTGTTTAAAGTAGCGTCTGACGCAACACTAACTGATCGTGCTACTGCACAATTGGCCGTGTTCGCAAACGCTTCATTGGGAACTTCAGCACGTACTGGTACTGCTGTAGGTAACTCAAATTCCGCCTTGGGCGTGTCTACAATTGCAACAACGGCAACGTTGCCTTTGCGTATTGTTGGCATTCAAGACGATGCAGGGAACACGGACTTCAGTGAAGCCGGTATTCCTTTTATCGTCAGGATAAACGCTCATTATAATTCAAACACAAGCCGTTTTGACTCGCAGACTACCGCGACGACGACTGGCGTATAAGGAGGGCTAAGACATGGCTATTTCTCGCGCACAATTAGCGAAAGAGCTTGAACCCGGCCTAAACGCCTTGTTTGGACTCGAATATAACCGTTACGAAAATGAGCACACTGAAATCTTTGACGAAGAGTCTTCGGACAGAGCGTTTGAGGAAGAAGTAATGCTCGGTGGTTTCTCCACAGCACCCGTTAAAAATGAAGGCCAGTCCATCAGTTTTGACGACGCTCAAGAGACTTATACCGCTCGTTACACTCACGAAACCATTGCGCTTGCGTTCTCAATTACTGAGGAAGCAGTGGAAGACAATCTGTATGATCGTCTTGCATCGCGCTACACCAAAGCTCTGGCTCGCTCTATGGCCCAGACTAAGCAAATCAAAGCGGCAGCAATCCTGAACAATGCGTTCACGGCTGGTGTCAATGCGGTTGGCGATGGTGCAGCACTTTGTTCAGCAGCGCATCCGTCTTTATCTGGTAACCAAACCAACGTCTTGGCAGTTGCTGCCGACCTTAACGAAACTTCGTTAGAGCAGATGTTGATTGATATTGCTGGTATGACAGATGAGCGTGGTTTGAAGATTGCTGTTCGCGGCATGAAGCTTATTATACCTAAAGAGCTTCAGTTCATCGCAGAGCGAGTTATTAACTCGAACCTGCGCTCTGGTACTGCGGATAACGACAATAACGCAATGAAGTCTATGGGAATGCTTCCAGACGGTGCGGTGGTAAACCACTTCCTCACTGACACAGATGCTTTCTTCATTAAGACTGATGCACCTAACGGCTTCAAATACTTCAACCGTTCAGCCATTAAAACGGCGATGGAAGGCGACTTTGATACCGGCAACATGCGCTTTAAGGCTCGTGAACGTTACTCTTTCGGTGTATCCGATTGGCGTGGTGTTTACGGTACTCCCGGCGCTGCGTAATTTACGCAAACCTGTTGTACGAGAAAGGGGGCTTCGGCCTCCTTTTTTTTGCTTAATATTGACACCTAATGCTGTACAATGTTATGTTTAGTGTATCGGGAAACATTCCGGCGAATCTGACAGTCCCCGACTGACGATATGCAGACAGATTCACCTTAACTCGCATGTGAGGAACTTATTATGGGCCAGACTACTTTTTCAGGACCAATCTTAGCAGGAACAATCAAATCTACTACTGGCACGACTGTTGGTACTAACGTAAAGAACACTGGCCAAGTTGTAATGGCTCAGTCTTTTACCACAGGTGTTGATTTAGACGGCGGCGCTTCTGCTGCAAATACAACTACAGTTATTATCCCAGCAAACTCTCAGATCATTGATATCGTCCTTGACGTTGTTGGTGTTATGGTTGGTGCAACGTGCGTATTTAGCATTGGTGATGTAGCGGGCGGTAACGCCACGTTTTTAAACGCTTTTTCAATCACTGTAGCTTCTGGCGCGGGCCGTAAATACCCCACTACTGAAGCAGGCGGCGCATTAAGTTGGGCCGATACCGGCGCTTCTGATCTTCGCCTAACTTGGACATCTACTGGAGCAACCACTAACGGCGAAATCCGCGCTACAGTGTTGTACCAGCAAAACAGTGACCTCGTTTAAATATAACAATTTGGAGGTTTGCTAATGTCGGGCTCAGACGTAAGATCGAAACGCATAACCGCGACGGGATCAGTAGGTGTTGGTCCCGCTCGTATTAGGCAGGTTCAAGTCAAAACAACGACGGGTTCTCCACGCCTTACAATAACGGATGGAAACGGCGGTGCTGTTGCTTTGGACATGGATTTAAATGCCTCGGCAACGCACTCTGCTAACATTCCTTCTGACGGCATTCGAGTCTCTGATATCTGGGTATCTGCGGTAACCGCCATTACGTCGGTTACTGTTTTTTACAGTTGAAGAAGGGGTAAATTATGGCGTCTGATGTAAAAGCAACCTACCTAACCGCAACCGGAACCGTTTTTGCGGGTAGATCGCGCATAAAGGCTATTCATTATCAAGCGGGGTCTAGTCCTTCTTTGGTTTTAAAGACCGGAAGTACGAGCGGAACCACACAGTTAACGTTAGCTTTTGCTGACAGCACTGATGACAATGTTTATATACCGGACGAGGGGATGTTATTTAGTGACGGATGTTATGCCGTACTGACTAACATCACCAACATCACGGTCTTTTATAACTGAGGTAGTTATGGTCACGCAAGTAACACCTCCTACGAAACAAAAACGAGCGCAAGGTAAGAAAAGACCGGCATGGCGTGACGGGGATATGATGAAAGTAACTGAAGTTTTAGCCAAGCTAGAGAAGCACGAAGCCGAATGTAACTTACGCTACAAGAGGATTGAAGAGAAATTAGGTGAACAAAAACTTTCAATGAAAGCCTTGGACCTTAAAATCTGGGGCCTTGCGGTCTTAATTATAATAGCGCCGATGGTGCACAAGTTCTTGTCGTAGCCATGAACATAGCTTTCTTCAGTGACCCCTTAGAGGCGGAGATTGTAAAAGAGATCAAACTTTGGTCTTCCGATATTTTAGAAAAACCTAGCCCTTACTTTAATAACTTGCCCCCGTGTCCGTATGCCCGGAACGCATGGGTAGACGACAAAGTAGCTATTCTTTTCATTCACGAAGAGAACTACCAGACCTTATATTCCTGTATGTCACAATGGGACGATAAACACGATATCGCGATCATTGCTGATTTAGGAAACACCAAGAATTCAGAAGACTTCCACGAATACCTAGACGGTTTAAACAACTGTATTTCAGAAGGTATGTTCATAGACAAAGACATTTGGTTGATGGGTTTTCACCCGGACGACGAGCCTAGCGAGTTTGTTCAAGACGTAGAGTTTGCGCCTTTGGTAGAAACGCCCTATGCTATGATATTCGTCCAACGTTTGTCTAAGTTGCAACAAGCGGCAGACAAGCTGGATAAAAAAGGCTATTATGATACTTATGATGCCGAATATAATGCACGTGACATATACGAACTAAGAGAAACCCTGTATAGGAGATTAAAAGATGGCGATGAAACCCAAAAAGCGTAAGGTTGTAGCAAAACCAATGCGTAACGGCGGCATGGTTAAAAAAATGCGCGGCGGGGGTATGGTTCAGAAAATGCGCAAAGGCGGAAAAGTAAGCAAGTGCGCGGTGAGGAATGCCTAATGGCAAGCAAGGGTTTATATGCGAATATTAACGCAAAAAAGAAACGCATAAAAGCGGGTTCTAACGAAAAAATGCGTAAGCCCGGAACAAAAGGCGCTCCTACCGCTAAAGCTTTTAAGCGGTCGGCGAAAACCGCAAACAAAAAAAGGTAGGTACGGATTATGGCTACATCCGGAAGCAAAGATTTTGAACTTGATGTTGCAGAGTATGTCGAAGAGGCATTTGAACGCTGCGGTCTTGAAGTTCGGACGGGTTACGATTTAAAATCCGCAAAGCGGTCTTTGAACCTATTGCTGGCGGACTGGGCTAACCGTGGTCTAAACCAATGGACAATTAAACAACGCACTATTACGATGATTTCCGGCACAGGTGAATACAACGTAGGCACGGACGTTATTGATATTCTATCTGTTGTTGTCCAGCGTGATGGCACAGACTACTCTCTATTACGTTTGAGCCGCGATGGGTATTTGACTATTCCTAACAAGACCACCCAAGGTCGAGTTAATCAGTTCTTCTTAGATCGACAGATTTCCCCTAACTTAAAGCTATGGCCAGTTCCTGATAACAACACCGATGTTGTTTATTATGACGCGTTAACGCGTATGGACGATGCCGACATCTACACAAACACTATGGACGTACCTTTTAGGTTTTATCCTTGTTTAGCCGCAGGTTTAGCTTATTATCTGGCCTTAAAAAGGGCTCCAAATCGTGTTCAGATGCTAAAAGCTATGTATGAAGAAGAGTTTGAAAGGGCCGCAGTAGAGGATAGAGACCGTTCTTCCTTTAACGTTGCGCCCCAGTTTGATTATTACAGGGTAGGCTGATGGGTAAATATGCTTCAGGCAAAGATTCTTACGCGATCTCAGATAGGGACGGTCTCCGCTATCCTTATCGCCTGATGAAAAAAGAATGGAACGGCCTTTTGGTTGGACCAGACGAGTGGGAGGCTAAACAGCCTCAATTGGGTCCTTTTCGTAAAGTGTCTGACCCGGAAGCTTTGCAAAATGCACGTCCGGATCGAGTTGAGCCTTTAGATGTTTACGTGGGAGTGCCTTTAGTGATTGCACCTAGTTTACTTCCCGTACAGGCGTTCACGCAAGTTGGAACAGTGACGGTGACCACATGAGTTTTACATACGCACAGCTAGAAACAGCTATTCAAGACTACACAGAGAACACTGAAACGTCTTTTGTTAGTAATTTGGCTACATTTATTACGCAGGCAGAGGAAAGAATACTTAAAAGTGTTCAGTTAAGCCTTTTCCGCAAGAATGTAAGCGGTAGTATGGCCAATGCTAATCGGTTTTTGGCTTGTCCTAGTGACTATTTAGCACCTTTTTCCTTATCTTTTGTTGATGCAAGCAGTGATCATGTATTTTTAGACTTTAAAGACCCTGATTATGTGCAATCCTTTAACCCGGATGCAGCAACCGTTGGTTTACCCCGATATTACGCTGTTTATGACGTAGATAACTTTATTTTAGGACCTACTCCAAATGCAGCGTATAATGTAGAATTACATTACTTTTATAGGCCTGCTAGTTTGACTGCGGGAGCCGCGGGCGGAACAACATGGCTTAGTGAGAATGCTTCGATAGCTTTGTTGTACGGTTCTTTGATAGAGGCGTACATATTCATGAAGGGTGAGCCCGACATGATGGCGCTGTACGAGAAACGGTTTACTGAAGCGATTTCTGGAATGAAGATGTTAGGTGAGGCTAAAGAAGTAACGGACGAATACCGTACTGGACAAGTCAGAAGGCCTAAACAATGAATGATTCAGGACTAGGTAAGGTGCCAACTTTCAAAGTGGACGTACACACCACTAATGGAAGGGGTTTTACGCCAGAGGAGATTGCGGAGAGGTGTGCTAACAAGATTATAGCCATTTCTGATGACGCAAACCCTGCAATTCGGGCGCAAGCTCACGCTTTTCGAGGAGAGTTACTTAAAACCCTCGTATTCTACATGCGTGAGGCTGTTAAGTCTGATAGAACTACTGTGTATAACGCTTTAACCGACGCAGGCCAAACAGAGCTTGCTAAATATATAAGGAGACTGTGACCATGGCCTTTTCAGGAAACTTCATGTGCACCAGCTTTAAGAAAGAATTGCTGTATGGTGCCCACGATTTCGACGCGTCAAGCGGCGATACATTTAAAATTGCGCTTTATACAAGCTCGGCAACGCTTAATGCTGCGACGACTGCGTATGCGAC